ATGTTCAAGGTCTGCAGTCGATTCTTGGCTTGATGGATTTATATTGTACCTTAATTCAGTCACCTTTTTGGATGATGCGAAATAGTACTCTATTCTATCGCGGAATATATCTCTTTGGTTTCTCTGTTTTAACTTGACTGAACAGCCTTGCCGGTTTGATAGGTCTATTGCGGCGTTGAGTCCTGCTAGTTTTTGTTTGACTTGGGTTATCATGGCTACTCCATTACTTTTTTTAATGCTTCAAATTTTTCTTCCCATTTCTTAGCATCGGCCCTAAATTCATCTCTATCGCGGGTTAGTTTTTTACAGGTGTCGTGTAGCTTTTTATTCTCTTCACTCCCAATTGGTTCAAATTTACTTTCAGGCGCGATAAAAAGAGGGTGATTTAAGCAAAGGTGGTTTGTTGTTGCGAAATACTCGTCTCTTCTATCTAAGTAGCTAGAGTCACACCAATCACCATCGAACCTTTCTCCGTAGTGATCTATTTGTGTGAGTTTTTTACATCCGTGACAAATTTTTGGTATTTTAATTTCATCTGACATAGTTGATCCCTTTTAAAATAAAGCCTCCCCAAAAACCATCTTAGCTTTTGATTAATGGGGCGGCTTGTCGTAATGTTAGTTTTTGGTTAGTAGTTCTGGGTTTTGGTGTATGTTGCCTATTACTTCATATGTAATCAAGTGAACGCCACTACATTGACCATCATTCCATCTTTCTCTATTTGAGAAGTCGTAGTGGATATCGCCGTAAGAGCGCTTTGCTTTTGCGAAAAACCCATTATCCTTATAGATAACTTCGCAGATGCTCTCTCCGCAACCGGGGCCATCTGTTACGACAACCTTAACAATACTCCCCTCGTAAATCTCAACGCCGTTTTTATCTTTGAGACCCGTGAATTGCATTAACTCACAATCAATCATTCCAAACGTGTGTGATGTTCCAGTGATACAGTCAGTGCATTGAATTATTCCAGTTTGCCAATTTATACAATAAACAGAAAACATTCTTTTAAGTCGCTTATTCCATGCTCTAAATTTTATTTCTCTACTCATAATCATTGATCCCTTTAAGTTTAAGTAATGCGCTTAGCTCAATCATCGGATCAACGTAGATTTGCCGGAATAGAGGCGGCATGAGAGCACCGCGCATTACTTGTTATAAAATTTCTGTATTATTATTGATCCTTATACAGAATGTACATTAACTATCTGAACTTTGTATAAAAATGCCGGCCTGACCTTCAATAAATTCAATTGATACGACCTTGACGAAAACAGTTTTACCCTCATCGTGTGCTCGCTCCAGTTGTTCAACTGTAATTTGAGAGCAGGACTTTGTCATAGATTTGACATCGGCAATTCTCTTTTCCTCAGCCTCAATCTTTTCCTGTTCTAAGCGTCCAGTCTCGGCCTTTGCATCACGTTCGCGCTGTTCTGCCAACTCTTTGTCTTTGATGGCTTGAGCGGCCTGATCGTCCGATCTTTGTTGAGATAACGCCTGAAGTCTTGCGAGTCGGTCTGATTCGTCCTTTTCATCATCACGCTTTTTCTGAGCCTTCTCTTCTGATTTGATACGAGCAGTTTCAATCTTTTCAGCCTCTTCAGCATCAGCTTTGAGTTGTTCGTTTTCAAGTCTGGTTTCTTCCTGCATTCTGTCGGCTTCAATTTTTGCCAAACGCTCCGTTTCCTTCTCAGCCTTGACAGCTTCTTCATGGTCATGCTTTTTCTGTCCAGCACCTACTTTAAGACTTGAGTAAGCCTCTTCACTCATTTCAGCAAGATCAATTGCGTCATAGTGCTCAATGAACTCAGATAGGTTTAAACACTCAGTTTGGCGAGATATACGCAAATCACTTTTAAGCTTGGCCTCTTCCTCTTCTTTACGTGTCGCTTTGAGCCCCGCAATGATACTATCGAAAACTGTTTGCGCCATTCCACTAAAATCAGTCTCTTCAGTTAGTCCGTGTTCTGCTGCAATTTTTGCCCGTTCGTCTTGGATTACTTTTAACCGTGCTGTTTCGATCTTCTCATTGTGTGCTTCAATTGCCTTCATTGCGGATTCATCAGAAGAGATATTTTCTTTGATGTAATTTGCAAGTGCATCATTTCCAGACTTTGCCTTGTTGAGATCTTCGTTACAGGATTTGCGAGCATTCTCGGTTGTTGTACGGATCTTTGCAATGTCGTTTCTGTGACGGAACGCTCTATCCAGTAAAGCCTTTGGTGCGGCCTCTCCTGACTTTTTATACTGCTCGAACTCTTTAAGAATGTCGGCTCTATTCTGGTTGTGGGTCTCAAAAGTTTGCAGCATTGGAACGAACTTTTCTTTCAATTCTGCAATGCGGTTAACTGGTACGATCGATTCATCGAACCCGACTATCTTATATTTCTGAATAGCGAGCGCCTGAACTGTTAATTCACCTGTCTTGATTTCTTCTGTTACTTCGATTTCTTGTGTCATAATTTATACTTCCTCTTTGTAATTAACTTGATGTTTTTTAAGTGTTTCGATTAATTTATTTACTTCTTCTTTTGCTAATTCAATTTCGTTCTCAAGTTTAAATAAGAACTTTTCATCTGGGTATACTCTGACTTTAACCAGCTTATATCCTGGGTAATAGGCGAATAAGTCAACACAGTCGAACCCTGCACCATATATCTCACCCTGAACCTGTGTGTAATAATCCTTAACCAGTAATTCAGGGTTAAGCAGGTACTCAATAAACTTTTTGTATTCTGGGCATTTAGCCTCAACACCTATAAACTCACTTCCTCTGCGGTAATGACCGTCTGGTGATACTCCGACAAAATCAGTGAATTCAAAAAAGCCGCCATTGCTAACCTCACAGAACATTAAGCTTTCATACTCAATTATTGCCAATGGCTCAAGATCACTCCCCCTCTGTGTAGTCTTATTTCCGTAAAACTCTGTTTCAACTGGCTCACCCGAAAGTGTCTCGACTGCTATTCGTTTGATTGTACCCGTATAGCCTAGTGAGTCTTTTTTAGACAAGAGAGTACCAAGAGATGTGCCAGTTACTTTCTTAGCTCTATGACCAAGCCATTCATCGGTGTTCTGCTCAATGTCGTGAAATATTCTCTCACTATCTGGGTGTATTGATTTAAACATTTTCACCTTCTTTACTTTCAGAAGTCTCAGCAATTTTCTCTGAAACGTCTTTTAATAATTGAGCTTTACTATCAACAGATAACTTGTACTTCTTCTCAACCTGATCAATAGTGAACCCGTTTGATACCATATGCGTTACAGCGTTTGTCCATGTCTCAGTATTTGGAAGAAGGTCGGGCAGCTCTGCTCTTGGCGCAAAATCTCTCAACCTTAAACAGCGTTCGCCTTTATGTCTACCTACGAAGACCTGTATTTTAATTCCTCGCCAATCCTCGATAAACTCAGACTTAGCGAACTTCTCAATTATCTTACTGTTACCTACATTCATAACCATTGGCTTTAACCATTCTGCTTGTTCTACAAAATGAGCTACTACACAGTGATTAACGCCTTGAGCGCTCTTTATCTTAACGTCTTTAACGGCGTAATCAATTGTTAATACCACATCCTTATACTCTGGGGCAAGACTGAACGCCCCAAGGTAGTCTTGATTCTTTGAACTTCTCCAATGTGTTTTCTGTTCACTCATAATTAAGCCTCTGCCGTTAAAAGTTGATAAATCTTTCTGGTTGTCTGAATGTCTGCAAGTGCATCGTGAGCGTCGTATTCAATACCGAAATCTTCAGCAATTGTCGTTAGTTTGTGGTTGTCGAAAATTCTTTTCCCGTTTTTTGCAATTTCTTTTGTGCAAATGTATTCATCTTTCAGGTATTCTTCTACGCGCTTGTTCCATCCAGTTTTTACCAAGAACTCACGAAGAAAGTTAACATCAAAAGAAACATTGTGACCAGCCGGAACTAACTTTATACCGTCACTTACCGCATTGTCAAGAATAGCAACAATCTCACGACAACCCTCTTCTGCTGATTGAAACTCTTTGATTTGTTCTAGAGTCATTTTGTTGATTTCTAGCGCCTTTGGTTGGATATGCTCATACGATACTGGCTGGAACTTAATGTTGAACTCTTCCATGATCTCACCATCAAGCTCAATAAGCCCTGCAATTTGAATAATATCATTCTTTACTGGGCTGAACCCTGTTGTCTCTGTGTCGAACCATAATACTTTTTTCATTGTTAATCCTTTTTAATTGTTTTAATATACCGTGAAACCGCCCCAAAGCAAAGAGACGCTATAACTCGCTGATCTCTTGGGGGTAGGTTGTTGAAGTCTGTTGCTGTCATTTATTTGGCCTCTTTAAAATGAGTCTCTTCAATTGAATCAAGCAACTCACCAGAGAAGCAAGCCTTGTAGTCCCATCGCTTACTTCTCATGCCAGACGAACAAGATTGATCCCCGTTGCCACCTCTATTACATTCACAACAAGCTACCTGTAAAGCGCCTCTGCTGTCATGTTCTGAATATTTCATTTTCTTTGCCATTGTCGATCCTCGTAATTTAATGATAGCCAAATAATAACACTTGTTTTTGATGTGGTCAAGGGGTATTTTATAAATAAATTTTATTTACACAATTTTATTTAAAATAACGTATCTTTTCACTATACATAAAAACGGAGTAAATATGACAAGATCAGAAGTTCAAAAGGCAATAAGAAAGAGTGACATTCAAGGAGAGGTGTTTTCATACCTCTGGGGTAGACGTAAGAATGCAGGCGGTTCAAGGCTTAAAGATATAGCTAGTAAACTAGGTAGAGGGTCGGATCGGGTTAGTAATGGTATTAAGCCTCTTATTAAGGAAGGGTATGTTGTGCAGCTTTCTAAGGGTGTTTATAAGGTTTCTGATGAGGTGACTGTGTGAGTATGATAATAAATGTTATAGTGTGGGCTGGTGTTATTTGGATTGGCTATTGTGCCGTTATGATAACTTCTCACGAAAGAGATATGTATAAAGCATATTACGAGATTAATCAAATAAGAGATGAATTCAAAGAGGTGCACTGTAATGACTAAACTAAAACGAATAATTAAAACAGCACTTTGCGGAATCGGCCTGCATTTATTCTATCCAATTGAAGATGCTCAATTTGAGTATACTGGAAAATACAAATGTAGAAACTGCGGCAGACGTCAAATATTTCTGAATAATTAAGGTGGTTAAAAATGATAGTTAAAGATAATACTATTTTTTGTGGTGGCACTGGTAAGGTGTCGCAGGAGTCGCTAGATAAGATAAATGCATTTACTGAGAAGGCATTGAAAAAGAAAATATTAACAGCCCACAACGGGCAAAGGAGTAGAGAGTGAAGGTGTGTGTTATTGGCGGTAGTGACGTTACAATGTCAAAGTTAAGTCATAGTAATGATGTAACATTGTGCCAGTGTAATGATTGCTTAAATAGGCTTAAAACAGGAACAGGGAGTACTACATATACATACGGATTCCACGACTTCTATTATGAGCCAGATATTATAAAAGAACCTAAGCAAAAGTTTAAAGCTAACGGAAAAAAGAAAAAAAGAAAGTATTGACAAAAAAACCTATTGACAAGGAATAGGGAAAAAGGTAAATATTAATCAGTGGTAGAGAGTTTAGCGGCTCTTTACCTGTCTAGGCTACCACTCATCTACACTCTGGATGTAAAACTAGATAAAATGTAGATGTAAAGCTCAAACGAATTTCTTTACATTAGATATATAGAGCAACGAAAGTAAATAGTGTTTTATCACGTTTATGGTTGCATACGAATTGATTAATAACAGACAGGTAATGCTGTCGATGCGAGTGCTTTTAATTCTGTACCCAACTCATTATGTAGATTGGTAATAGTAGGATTGACGCCTTGTGGTTTAAAAACCATGCTGTTTCTTGGCTCCGGCTCCGGTGGGGAAGTACTAAGATTACTCATGCTAGATGCGTGAGCTATATCTTTAACCCACTCACCTATAGAAAAGTATGGATGAT